GGTCTTGATGCTGAGTCAGAACTTGCCAATATTCTCTCAGTTGAAATCATGAATGAAATCAATCGCGAAATTCTTCGCGCAATGTACACTGTAGCAAAAACAGGTTCACAACAAACCGATCTTGCAACTAAGGGTGTATACGATCTTGTAGCAGATTCTGATGGTCGTTGGTCAGCAGAACGATTCCGTGGACTCATGTTCCAAATCGAACGCGAAGCAAATCAAATTGCTAAAGATTCTCGTAGAGGTCGTGGTAATTTCATTCTTTGCAGTGCAGATGTTGCATCAGCACTCGCAATGGGTGGATTCCTCAATCTCTCACCAGCACTCAATGTTCAAATGAATGTTGACGACACTGGAAATGTATTTGCTGGTGTTCTCAATGGCAAGTATAAAGTCTATATCGATCCATTCATCAAGAACAATGTAAATTTCGTAACTGTTGGATACAAGGGAACTTCACCATACGATGCTGGTATGTTCTACTGCCCATATGTTCCTCTACAAATGGTACGCGCAGTCGGTGAAAACACCTTCCAACCAAAGATTGGATTCAAGACTCGCTACGGCATGGTAGCAAATCCATTCGCACAAGGTCGTGATGCAATCACAACTGACACTGATGGACTTGTAGCAAACACAAATAGTTACTACAGACTGTTTGCAATCAAGAATCTACATGGCAACACTGGTAACTGAATAGTCTAAAAACTAATCGTAGAAACCCACAGGGAAACCTGTGGGTTTTCTTTTATAAATACTTGTATGCCTGAATCAAATTTTCAAACATATCAAGATATAATTGATAAACTTGGTCCAAACACACCAGGCAGTTTATATACAACAAATCCAGATCAACCAGTAAACACAAATTATCTAACAAATAATAAGTTTAAATTTATATTAAGTAGATGCCCAACAGTAACTTACTTTTGTCAAAGAGCAAATATTCCATCTTTGAGTTTTGGTATTTCTGTTCAAGGTCAACCTGGTGGAATTTCAATAAGAAGACCAGGAACTGCATACCAGTATGAAGATCTTCAAGTTAGTTTTATTGTGAATGAAGACCTAACAAATTGGTTAGAAATATACAAATGGATTAAAGATCTAGGAATATCATATGATTCAACTGTAGAAGTCATAGATGATATGCAAATGGTTGCAACTGGACTAATGCTCATAACGGATAGCACATATAAACCAATAATATCCGTCAGATACATGAATTTATTTCCAACTTTTTTGGGAGGAATAGATTTTGATTCAGCACTTCCAGATACAGATGCTGTAATAAGCACAGCAACTTTTACTTACACTCATTATGAAATTGACATTTTAAACAAACCTTAAATATTATGACTATTGATGAACTTAAAATACAAGTAGAACTAGATGTTTCTATTGACGCAAATCATTTAGACGAGGAATCAATTAAAATTCCACAAATACACAATAAGTATTTGTGTATTCTCATGGATGAAAAAATAGTCTATGAGAAGTTAGAATCAAAATATAAAATTCTAAAAAGAGATAAATGGTTATATTACTCTGGAAAAATGAGTAAGGAAGAACTTAAAAAGAAATCCTGGGAACCATTCGATCTTGCTATTATCAAACAAGATATTGATCGTTTTCTAGAAAGTGATGAAGAAATTATCAATATTTCAAATAAATTATTTGTCCAAAAAGAAAAGATAAATTATCTAGAAAGTGTAGTTAAACTTATATCAAATAAGATTTGGAATATTCGTTCAACAATTGAATGGATAAAATTTACACAAGGATCATGAAATATGATCAAGATCAAAGATGTGGATTCTGTTTATATAGAAATTGATTGCGATAAATCAATTGCTAAAGAATTGAGTATGTTTTTCACATTCAATGTTCCAAATTCACAGTATAATCCAGCATTCAAAAAGAAAAAATGGGATGGAAAGATTAGATTATTTAATCTTCTTACTTCTAAAATATATAAAGGTTTGCTTCCATATGTTTTTTCTTTTGCCAATGAAAGACATTATAAAGTAGAATACGAATCTACATTACTTCGCGATGAACGAGAAATATCATTTCCAAAAGTATTTTCATCTGGAAAAGAAATAACTCCACACGATTATCAAAAAGAAGCAGTCACTCACGCATTACAAAATAAAAGATGTTTATTAATATCACCAACTGGATCTGGTAAAAGTTTAATAATTTACATGTTATTACTTGAGTTATTGAAAAGAACAAATAAAAAAATATTGATTGTAGTTCCAACTACTGGATTAGTAACTCAATTAAAATCAGATTTTGAAGATTATGCAAATGATAAAAATATATCAAAAGCAATTCATTTAATATATGCTGGACGAGATAAAGAAACAAATTGCAGGATTGTCATCTCAACATGGCAAAGTTTATATGATCAAAATGAACAATTCTTTGAGCAATTCGAATCAATAATAGGTGATGAATCACATTTATTTAAAGCAAAGTCGTTGATTAAAATAATGAATAAATTAAAACAATGTGATTATAGAATTGGAACAACTGGAACTTTAGATGGAACACAAGTGCATAAACTTGTATTAGAAGGATTATTTGGCAAAGTGCATCAGGTAACATCAACCAAAGAACTAATCGATAGAGAGGTGTTAGCAAATTTAAATATTGATTGTTTGATATTAAAATATCCAGATGCGGATATAAATGAAATAAAAAGAGCAAAATATAAAGATGAATTGGAATGGATAGTTCTGAATAATAATAGAAATGAATTTATTTCAAATCTAGCAAATAGCATTAATGGGAATGTTCTTGTTTTATTTAATTTCGTAGAAAAACATGGAATTCCTTTGTATAACAATATACAAAAAAAATCAAAGAAGCAATGCTATTTGATTTGCGGTAAAACAGAGATTGAAGATAGAGAACAAATTCGCAAAATTGTAGATAAAAGCAATAATAGTGTTCTTGTTGCATCTTTTGGTACATGCAGCACAGGAATAAATATTAAAAATATTCATGCAATTATTTTTGCTTCACCATCAAAATCAGTTATTCGCGTACTTCAGTCAATAGGAAGAGGATTACGAAAATCAGAAACTAAAGATAAAGTTACAGTTTACGATATAGCAGATGATCTTAGTTGGAAAAAATATAGGAATCATGCTCTGAGACATCTGGATGAACGCACTACCATATATACTAATGAAGCATTTCAGTTTAATAAGATAAAAATTAAATTAGGAGTTTAAATGAATTTAAAAATATTCAAACTACGAAGTGGTGAAGAAATTATTTGTCAAGTTACTGAAGAAACTAAAACAAAATTTAAGATCTTAAATCCACTAGTATTCAAATCAACCACTTCATTTGATAATCATGGATCTTATGACATGACTGTGCTTCGTGATTGGTTGCAACACACTAAAGTAAAAACTATACTTTTACCAAAAAATCATATAGCATTAGAAATGGATCCAAATGATGACACAATTAAACTATATGAATTGCAATTGGAAACAGAGAAAAATGTAGCAGAGAAAATAGTAAGTCTGGATAATGACGATAGATCATCTGATCAGTCAATAAATCCAATGCATTTAATGCAAGATAATGAAAACTTATTAAATGATCTATTAAGTTCAATTTTTGCTGATATGTCTGATATGTCTTCAAAATCATTTGCAGATCCAAATGAACAGTTACCATTTCTTAGCAAAAGCAATTCAAAAAGAAAATTAAAACAAAAAAATCCAATGTCTAATCTTCCTTCTCCTGAAATGAATTCAGAAGAAATGGATAGACATGGAATTTATGTTACTATGATGATTCCTTCCGAATCAATTATGAATCTAATAACTGCTGGTCTTTTAAATCCAAAAGATTTACTGAAGATGATCAAGGAAGTTAAAAAGAAAAACAGATTCACTGGTGATGAATCTGACAGAGAAGACTTTGGTAATAAGCTTAGTGATTGGAATCCTGATCCAGATTCAAATGACTATAAGTAATAGTTATTGATGATCTAGGTTTTCTTCTCAATCCCACACAAATATTATACACATATTGTCAGTTTTCTGTCAAGAGTACATACATGATTTTTTTGAAAAAACTATATAAAGACTTGAAAGATTGTTTGAGTATGTTATACTTTGGTCATGAATAAAAAAGACGACAACGAAAACATAATTGAAGAAGAGATAAAAAGTGCAAAGCATTATATTAATAATGAAAAATTCTGTAAATCGATGACAGAATGGAAAAAACTCATAAAAGAATATGAGGAATCTGGTGAGGAGAAAAGACCACCTCTATCTGATTATATTGCTGAATGTTTTCTAAAAATAGCAGAACATCTATCCCATAGACCTAATTTCATTAACTATCCATTTAGAGAAGATATGATTGGTGATGGAGTAGAAAACTGTATTTTATATGCCCATAATTTTGATCCAGAAAAATCATCAAATCCGTTTTCTTATTTCACACAAATAATTTATTACGCATTTTTGCGTAGAATCGAAAAAGAGAAAAAACAAGCATATATCAAATACAAATCATTACAGATGAATGATTTTGATGGAAAAATAGTTGAGTGGTTAAAGTCACAACCAGATATTACTTCTTATTCAGATTTTTTATCTAAACATTTTTCTTTGACTGAAGCAGATATCGATAAGTTAGAACCAGAGAAGAAAAAGAAAAAGAGAAGGAAACGAAAGTGAAGATAGCATTCATCAATGATACTCATTTTGGTGTTAGAAATGACTCACCATTTTTCATTGAACATATTCTTAAATTTTTAGAAACTAAATTTATACCTTATTTGATTGATAACAATATCGATACAGTTATACATTTAGGTGATTTTTTTGATCGTAGAAAATATGTAAATTTTAATACTCTTTCTATGGTTAGAAAAAGATTTATTGAACCATTATCAAATAATAACATCAAGATATATCTTGCTTTAGGTAATCATGATACTTATTATAAGAATACAAATGAGATAAATTCAATAAAAGAATTATTTAACAATAGAGAAAATTTTATACTGATTGATTCACCGCAAGAAATCAAATTTGATGATGTATGTGTTTCTATTGTTCCGTGGATAACACAAGAAAATTATTCATCATCACTTAATTTTATTCAAAATTCCACTTGTAGAGTCATGTGTGGACATTTTGAAATTGTTGGATTTCAAGTAATGAGTGGAGTGAAGCACACTCATGGATTGACTATTAACGATTTTAATAAATTTGAAATGGTATTATCTGGTCATTTTCATCTAAAGCAACAAGATAAAAACATCTATTATCTTGGTTCTCAATACCAGATGAATTTTGGAGATGTAAATTCTAAAAAGGGATTTCATGTTTTGGATACAGAAACAATGGAATTAACTTTTGTTGAAAATGAAAATAATATATTTCATATTTTTAATTATGATGATTCAGACGAAAACGAAATTAAAAATATTGCAAAATTTATCTCCAAGAGTGATCTTCGTGGAAGTTTCGTTAGAGTCTTTATACGACAAAAAACAAAACAAGTTATATTTGATAAATTTCTAGATGCACTCTGGGAAAAAAACATACAGGATGTGTCTATAGTTGATGAAATGAATTTGAATTTAAATAATTCATCTGTTGCATTTGATGAATCACAAGATACACTCAGCATAATCAACAATGAAATTGATATGATTGAGCGAGATATTGATAAGTTAAAATTGAAAAATATTATAAAAGATCTTTACATGGAGAGTTTAAGTTTATGAATAAACTTGAAATTAAAATATCAGATAAATTTATTTTTAATAAAATTGAATCTAAAGTAGAACCTAAACCAGCTAAAAAAGATAAACAACCAGAACAAGTTAAAGTTGAGTTTAGATCAATGATTGTTCCTGAGAAAAAATTATGATTAAATTTGAAAAAGTCAGATTTAAAAATTTTGGATCATTTGGAAATGCAATGACTGAAATTGTATTAGATAAAAATAATACAACTTTGATCTGTGGTAATAATGGAAGTGGAAAGTCTTTTGCTTTCTTGGATTCTATTACTTTTGCTTTATTCGGTAAACCTTTTAGAAAAATAAATATTCCACAACTTGCAAACTCTATAAATGAAAAAAATTGCATAGTGGAAATTGAATTTTCTAAAGGATCTGATAAATTTATTGTTCGTCGTGGAATAAATCCAAGAATATTTGAAATTTATAAAAACAATGAATTGATCGATCAGGACGCAAAAAGTCTTGATTATCAGGAACTTCTTGAGAATCAAATTCTAAAGATGAACTATAAGACATTTACACAAGTTGTTATTCTTGGTAGTTCCTCGTTTGTTCCATTCATGCAATTGTCGGCAGCAGATCGTCGTGCTGTAATTGAGAATATTCTTGATATTAATATTTTTAGTACCATGAATATAGTACTGAAAGGAAAGATTCTTTCTTTAAGGGAAACAGTTAAGGAATTAAATTCCAAAATTGAACTTGAAAAAAGTAAGATAACAATTCAAAAAAATTATATTTCTACTCTTGAAAAGAAAAATTTAGAAGAAGATGAAGATGTTACTGGTAGAATCAAAGAGTTAAATGATAAGATTAATCATCATAAGAGTATTATGTATTCTGGTGGATATGATCAGATTTCATTAGAGTTGGACATACAAAATATTAAATCAAGTATAAATGGATGTCAAACTAAACTAAAGAAATATAATTCTATAATTTCAGAATTCAATGCAAATAAAAAGCAAAAACAACAAGATGTTGCTTTCTTTAAAGAAAATTGCAAATGCCCAACATGTAGTCAACCAATCGAAGAAAAAATAAAGAAAGAAAAGATTCTAACTACGAATTATGAAATTTCAAATATAGATGATGATATTGAAAGAGCAAATAATGCTGTTAAAGATAATACAAAACATATTGAATTACTTGAAATGAATCTTGAGAAGGTGATTGAATCTATTTCTTTTATAAAGGGTATTAATAGAGAGATTGAACTTCTTGAAAAGGAAATTAAAAGAATTCAATCGACTACAGAAAAATCAATTATCAAAAATAATATTGTCGATGAAAAAGAAAAATTAAAAATTCTTGAAGGTGGTTTAACTGCTCTTGAAAATGAAAAAATAATTCATTCAGAAGATTTAATGTATCATGAATTTGTAAATGAACTTCTTCGAGATGGTGGAGTTAAATCTAAAATTATTAAATATTATCTTCCATTTATGAATAAATTTATTAACAAATATTTGTCGTCTATGGACTTCTTTGTACAATTTCAACTTGATGAAGAATTTAATGAAGAAATTAAATCTCGTCACCGAGATGATTTTAGTTATATGAATTTCAGTGAAGGTGAAAAAATGAGAATAGATTTATCTTTACTTCTTGCATGGAGAGATGTTGCTAGACTTAAGAATAGTGTTAATTGCAATCTTCTTATTCTAGATGAAGTTTTCGATTCCTCATTGGATTCTGTTGGAATGGATGAACTAATGAAATTATTAAAATTGATTGGTGATAAAACAAATGTTTATGTTATCAGTCATAAATCTGATCAATTAGTTGACAAATTTTCAAATATTGTTTCCTTTGAGAAGAAAAATAATTTTAGTAAAATGATAAATATGTAATATGAGTAATTCTGATAATTTAAACTTTCGTGGTAAATTTAAAGAATATGATGTTGACGGAAAACCATATCTCTATAGAATTGGTGATGTTGTTGAATATAAAGGTAAAAAATATATTGCAACAAAAGCAACATCCACTACTGTTCCTGGTACAATTAGTGCAAAGGAAACTTGGCAAACAATATCTGGACCTGGTGGATCATTCTATATACAAGATACACCACCAATTGGTGCAGTTGAAGGAGATAGATGGTTTAGACCAACGCCATCTGTTATGTTTACTTTAATAAAACAAGAAACCAATTTGATTTGGGTTGAACTGTAAATTAATCATGTTATACTATAGGAGTAAAAATGAACAAAGATTATGATCGTGACAGAGAAAAGAATCGTAAGCGCAAAGAATTTAAACTTAAATCAATTGAGAAAAAAGAAAATGCTTCTCAAAAGAAAAAGATGAAACAGAATCTAAGAGAATATATGAACGGTCAATATGAATCTGATTTTACAGATGATAATTTTGAATGAGATTTAATTATGAAACCAGTGACTTTTTCGAAAAATACATTATCAATTCTTAAAAATTTTGCTAGTCTTAATTCAAATTTGCTGGTCAAACCAGGAAGTGTAATTAAGACCATTACACCTTCTAAAAATGGCATGGCAATTGCCAATGTAGAAGAGACATTCAATACGGAATTTGGAATTTGGGATTTGAATAAATTTCTAGGAGTTGTGAGTCTGTTTAATAATCCATCTTTTGATTTTGGTCAGAAAAGTATGAAAATCAAAAATGGTGGCAATGCTATTGTTAATTATTTTTACTCGGAACCAAGACTTCTATCTGTACCTACAAAAGATGTAATAATGCCACAGGTTGATGTTAGTGCTGCTATGACAGAAAAACAATTTTCTGAACTGCAAAAAGCAGCATCTGTAATGCAATTGCCAGATTTATCATTTACATCTGATGCTGGATCAATAGTTGCAATGGTTTCCGATCTTTCTGATCCGACTAGTAACACATATAAGATTACAGTTGAAGATAAGTATAACGGTGTAGATTTTAAATTTAATTTTAAGATGGAAAATATTAAAATCCTTCCAGGAGATTATAAAATTAATTTTGCTAAGAATGTAGTTGGTGAGTTCATTAACAAGAATATTTCACTAACATATTGGTTTGCCATGGAAGCGAACACTTCAAAATATGGATCATAAGATGAAACCTGAAAACTTTCTGTGGGTTGAAAAGTATCGTCCGCAGACCATTGAAGAGTGTGTTCTCCCCATGTCGTTGAAGTCAACCTTCAACGACATGGTTGCTAAAGGAGAACCACAAAATTTACTTTTTTCTGGTACTGCTGGTGTTGGTAAGACAACTGTTGCTAAGGCATTGTGTAATCAGATGGATTCTGATTGGATATTGATTAATTGTTCAGAGGAAGGAAACATTGACACTCTACGAACAAAGATTCGGCAGTTTGCCAGTACTGTGTCTTTGAATGGTGATACAAGAAAGGTTGTGATTCTTGATGAGTTTGACTATTCTAATGCTAATAGCATTCAACCTGCTTTGCGCGGTGCAATTGAAGAGTTTGCCAATAACTGTAGGTTTATTCTCACTTGCAACTATAAATCTAGAATTATTGAACCTATTCATTCTCGTTGTACTTGTATTGATTTTGT